GCAATACTCAGTCAGTTGCTGCTGACTTAAACGAAACTTCATTAGAAAACGCAGTTATTCAGTTAGCTGGTTGGACAGATGAAAGAGGTTTATTAATTGCTGCTAAACCACGTAAGTTAATTATTCCACCAGCATTACAATTCGTTGCTACTCGTTTATTAGAAACTGACTTAAGAGTTGGTACAGCTGATAACGATACTAACGCGTTACGTACTAACGGTGCGATTCCAGAAGGCTATGCAGTAAATCACTTCTTAACAGATACTGATGCATACTTCTTAACAACTGATGTTCCAAACGGTATGAAGCACTTCGAAAGAACTGCATTAACTACTTCTATGGACGGCGACTTCGACACAGGTAACGTACGTTACAAAGCTCGTGAGCGTTATTCATTCGGTTGGTCAGATCCACTCGGTATGTGGGGATCACAAGGCGCTGCTTAATTTAAGTAGTCCTACTAGAAAGACCCAGTTTCTCGGCTGGGTCTTTTTTTATGTGTTATTCATGGTTTTCTTGATGGTATATCTTATATAGAAGAGCATAATAGTTTTATCAGCTTAGGCTGAAATTTAGTTTAAGGAGAAATACTATGTGGACAAAACCATCAGCAACAGAAATGAGATTTGGCTTTGAAGTAACAATGTACGTATGCAACAAGTAATTTATGTACGTAGATTGTTAGATACAACCGACTGTGTCTAATTTAAAGTTCGCGAACTAGGGGCTACTCAGCCCCTTTTTTGTTGTATAATCATGTGAAATAGCGTATGATTTAATTATCTGGGAACAATTGGCTTATCAGACTGCCCCAGCAGACGCATACACGACGGATAAGCTTTAATACTTTGTATGGAGAAAAACAATGGCAACAACAACCTTTTCAGGTCCAGTCGTTTCAGACAATGGCTTTCAAGGATCAACTTCAGGTGCAGTTACTGCATCTTCATTCGTTGCACCAGCTCAAACAGGATTAGCAGCATTATTAGTTGATGAAACTGATGCACTAAATACTACGGGTAAAGTAGCAGGTAAACAAGTAACCGATTTAGATGATGGCTTAATTTATACCGCTACAGGTTCTGGCGTTAATGATGATTGGGTCGCTTCTGATGGAACAACTTCAGTAACCCCTGCTTAATAGGAGATAACTATGGCGACTAACGGAGATATATGGGCAGTAACCCCATCCACAAGCGCTACCTATTACAAAGCATCAGCTTCTGTTGCAAGTGCTGGATCAATACCACTATTAACTAATGATGCAGGTCCTAATGGAGTAGGCTACAAAGTAAGTATTACTTCAGACGGTACAGAGACTGCAGATTTTACAATTGTAGGTATTAAAGTAGGTGACTTAACAGGCAAGTTTACAACTGAGGTTGTAGCAGGTCCTGACACTGAAACAGTTCTATCAACAAATTATTATGCTTATGTTGAAAGTGTAACTATATCCGCAGCTTCAGTAGGAGCTATTAGTATAGGCACTTCAGGTTCATTAGCTTTACCTAGAACTCGCGTAAAAGGGTTTTACTATGTAGCTAGTGGTTCAGCAGGTAGTTTAAAAATAAACTTAAATGGTCCAACAGGCTCAGAACTATTAAAAATTTCAACACCAGGAAGCGCTACAGGTACACAAGATATGATGTTCCCAGGCGAAGGAATTTTAACTACACGCAGTAATAATACAGATTTTTCAGTATTAACTGTTACTTCTGTTACTGATGTGACTTTATTCTGTGGCTAGAAATGGCAACAACTAAGAAAAAAGGTATGGGTATAAAAACTTCTGTGAAGTCGGGTAACTTTCGCCCGACCAAGCAGGGTGCAGGCATGACTAAGAAAGGTGTTAAAGCCTATCGCAAAGCAAACCCAGGCTCTAAATTAAAAACGGCTGTTACTGGAAAAGTTAAACCTGGTTCTAAAGACGCTAAACGACGTAAGTCATTTTGTGCAAGATCAGCAGGGCAAATGAAAGATTTTCCAAAAGCAGCTAAAGACCCTAACTCAAGATTAAGACAAGCAAGACGGAGATGGAAATGCTAAATAACATAGATGAATCGTCGAAACACGCTATAGATGCCGCATCTATATTTACAGCTGTGGGTTCGGTATTACAATGGTTACCAGAAGTAGCTGCAGTGTTTACAATTATTTGGACAGGTATTCGTATATATGAAACTAACACTGTTCAAAAATGGGTAAATAGAAGGAAAGAAAATGCCACCAAAAAGTAAAAAGCAAGAACGCTTTATGCAAGCGGTAGCAAATAACCCTGACTTTGCTAAAAAGGTCAAAGTACCTACAAAAGTAGGAAAAGAATTTACTAAGGAGACTAAAGTGAAAAAATATAAAGAAGGTGGTATGTCAGAAGAAGACAAAAAAATGTTTGGTGAAAAAGAAACAGATTTACCCCCACCAAAAGGATTTAAAAAGTCTGATGATAAAGAAACTAAGAAAGAAACTAAGAAAAAAGTAGGTGGTAAAATTGGAACAGGTATGACCAAAAATAACTATAAAAAAGGTGGTTCATGTAGTTCTAAATCTTATAAAAAAGGTGGCATGGTTAAACGTGACGGCTGTGCTGTTCGAGGTAAAACTAAAGGACGAATGGTTTAAGGAGTATATTATGAGACCAATACGAGGAAGAAGTATGAGAAGACCGACACGAGGTAGAAATCGTGATATGGATGAGAACACTCCAAGAAGAACACGAGCTGGTATGGGAGGTAGAAACCCTATTATGCCAAATAGAGAGAATGTTAGACCAAGACCAACACCAATGCCAATGCCAACACGAGCTGGTATGAAAAAAGGCGGTAAAGTTAAAAAACACCGAGGTGATGGATGCTGTATGAAGGGTAAAACAAAGGGTCGCATGGTATGATGAAATGTCGTGGCATGGGGAAAGCGATGAAACCAGTTGCTATGAAAAAAGGTGGCTCGGTTAAAGATGCTTGTTACAGAAAAGTAAAAGCTCAATACAAAGTTTTCCCTAGCGCGTACGCATCAGGCGCTATTGCTAAATGTCGTAAAAATAAAGGTAAATAATGGCAGTCCGAAAGACAGCTAAGGGTGCTGCACTTAAACGCTGGTTTAAAGAAGATTGGAAAGATGTTAGGACCGGCAAACCGTGCGGTAGACAGAAAGGGGAATCGCGAGGTACTCCGTATTGCCGACCTAGCAAACGAGTGTCAACCGAGACCCCCAAAACTTCAGGTGAAATGACGTCAGCTGAGAAAAAGTCTCGTATAGCACAAAAGAAAAGTCTTGGTCAGCCAAAAGGTAAACCAAGAAGAGTAGCACCCTTAAAACGTAGAAGGAAGAAAGCATAATGGCAACTTCAGGAACAGCAACATTTAATTTAGATTTAAACCAATTAGTCGAAGAAGCATTTGAGAGATGTGGTGCTGAACTTCGTACAGGATATGATCTAAGAACTGCAAGACGTAGTTTAAACTTATTAACTGCAGAATGGGCTAACCGAGGAATTAATCTATGGACGATTGAAGAAGGTACAGTATCTTTAGTTAACGGTACATCAAATTATAATCTCCCTGCTGATACTATAGACTTAATAGAACAAGTAATTAGAACAGGTACAGGACAAAACCAACAAGATATAAATATAACAAGAATATCTGCTTCTACATGGGGCACAATACCTAATAAAAATTCTGCAGGTCGTCCTATACAAGTATGGATAAATAGACAAGCAAACCAACCACAAATTAATGTATGGCCCGTACCTGATACAGATAACTATACCTTTGTCTATTGGAGACTAAAACGAATTGAAGATGCAGGTAACGGGGTTAATACCCAGGATATTCCATTTAGATTCTTACCTTGTTTAGTTGCAGGGTTAGCATTTTATTTAAGTATGAAGTTACCAAATGCTGAGATGAGAACACAAATGCTTAAACAAGAATATGAAGAACAATGGGCGTTTGCTTCAACAGAAGACAGAGAAAAAGCCGACTTAAGACTTGTACCTCGTCGGCAATATTTATAAAGGATAAGCTATGGGACGAAAGTATACGTCTGGTAAACATGCCATAGCAGAATGTGATAGATGTGGTTTTCAGTTTAAACTGAAAGAGCTAAAAAAGCTTACAATAAAAACTACAGATACAGAAATTAAAGTCTGCAAAGAATGTTGGGAACCTGACCACCCACAGAATATGCAGGGTATGTACCCAGTGGATGATCCACAAGCAGTACAAGATCCAAGACCTGATAAGAACTTGGAGCAACAAAGAAATTATCAATATGGATGGAATCCAGTCGGACTTAATAATGGACTAGGTTTACCTGATATAGAAGATAATTTAGAAGGTACCGGCGGG